TAAGGGTCACGGTAAACTTGGTAACGACCAGCTAATGTACCAACTCTTTCAATACCCATGTTGTATTGGTCTTGCTCAGGAGACGCGTTAGATACGTGGAAGTATTCTAAATCATCAAAGATTGCAGAAACCTCAGAAGAAACAACAATCCAGTTAGCTCCACCTCTTAAGGTAGATTTGTGGATTTGTGCTGACAACTGATTGATTGCAGTAATCAATGTTTGGTTCCAGTCTTTTTGAGTGTAGTTAGTTGTGTTAGCAATTCTTCTCCATCCGTTGTAATCCCAACGTAGGTTCCAAGCCGCTCCTTTACGTAAGTCACGTAAAATTTCACGGTCAATCTCAGCCGCAACTTGTTCAGACAATAAAGCCGTTAATTCAGCTTCAGCGTCAATGTTGTGGAAAGCCGCAACGTCTTGAGCTAACTCAGGAGACCATTGTGCTCTTAATTTTCTTTCAGATACAGAAACTGTTACAGAATCCAATTCAAAAGAAACCTCACCGATTTTGTCTTCAAATTCTAATTCTTGGTAACGTCTGAATACTGCAGTAAACGCATCAGGGTCAACATCAGCTCCTAAAGTAGTACCTGTGTAACCATCTAATGTTCCAGCACCACAAGTAGCACATACAGGACAAGACAAGTCAACTTCTAAGAAGATATAACCATTCGCATTACAAACATTGTTGTAGTTACCACCGTTACCATTCGCAGGGAATGATGCGTTTGCTGAACTATTTAAACCTGCAACGATACCTTGACCATATTGTTGAGTAACAACTCTGAACAATAATGAATTTGGTTGGTGAGCCGCGTTAAATGCGTTTTGACATTCAGTTGATGCGGTACTTGCTGACCATGTAGAGTCATTATAAGCACCATTTGCGTAAATTCTTAAGTCCGCTAAGAAAGTTTCTGAGTCCATTTCGTTACCATCAGGTCCGATTAATTTACCAGCTCCTGTGTCTGCGAAACCTGACATTACTACAATAATTTTTCTAACATTTTGATTATCAAAATCAGAACCGTTAGAATTAATTAATGCTCCATTTGACCAAACTTGCATTACAGTTGATGCAGTAACTGCAGTCCACTGACCTTTAGAGTAGTCAAACAATCCTGGAGGGTCTAATTGACCTTCGTTTCCTTCGTAGAATAAATCATAAAGATTTTTCTTACCGTAAGTAGAAGTCGCTCCGTAACCAACACCTTGTTGACCATCTTGTGCAGTTGGTCCATCAACCGCTCCAATAGGACCGTAATGTTCACCTGAGTTACCTGCATAACCATTACCTGGTGTTTGTGCAGTACCTCCTGTGTAACCTTGGATTTTAGGTACAAAATAGAACAATTTACCGATAGGTAAGTTCATTGCTTGTACAGATACGATGTCATTCGCTAATAATTTAGAGAATACACGTCTAACGATAGGGAAAACAACAGTTTCGAATGAACCTGATGACCCTTCACCTGTAGCCTCGTTGATTAAGAAAGACGCTTGGTTTTCATACAACTGTGCTACGTTTTCTTTTAGGTGGCCTCTAAGACCTTCAAGGAATCCTAATTTATCCCATTTGTTGATAGTATCTTCTTTGATAACTTTAAGGTGTTTTAACCCGATGTTACCAACAAGACCTGATTCTAATAATGCTCCCATTTTTTTGGTTTGTTATTTGTTTTTTAGTTTATTTTTATTTAATTTTAGCCATTAAATCTTTCATTCTAAGGAATTGAGGATTTTCATAAGTTTTTGACTCAATTAAGTTAACTGCTGAACCTGTCGTAGGAACGTTTTGCATTTTACGTTCAAATGATTCATTCATTGGTTGACTTGTTGTAGTTGAAAGTTCGTCTTTAATAACTTTGTATAAGTTTTTAGATTCTTTGATTGTTTCTACACCGTCAAATCTTCTTAAGATATTAATTTTTTCTTGTTTTGAAGTTGAGTGTTCAGTAAACAAACGTGTAGCGTATGCTAAGTTTGAATTGAAGATTGCAACCTCATTCAATTTATTTCTAAAGATGTTTAACGCTTTTCTGTATTCTTCATTCTTTTCTCTAAGAACATTTAATTCTCTTGAGTCGTTTTCTTTAAGTGCCGTGTTAAAAGCTGAGTGTGCTCTTGGTTTTGGTAAACCACCTTTTCTACCCGCTCTACTTCCTGCACCTAATGTTCTAACTCCTTCTTTGGTTTCAACTTTTTTGACCATCTTGTTATTTCCAAGTTTGTCACCTGCGTTTTCACCTTCTTTATATTCAAATTTCGCCTTACCTGTTCCAACCGCTTTTGGACCTTGTTTCATTTTTGTTTTGAAACCCGTTCCTTGATTTGGTTTTTCGTGGTAAACTTTTACGTTAGGTCCTTTTCCCATTCCAACTCCTTTTGGTTTGATAGATTTTTTTGCCATTTTAGATTCCATCATTGATTCAAAATCCATTTCGTCTTCTTCATCATCATTAAAATCCATTTCGTCTTCAAATGACATTTCATCATCCATGTCCGTTTCATCTTCATCATCCATGTTAAAGTGATGTTTCATGAATTTGTTTTCTGAGTCACCCCATTCGTCTAATTCTTCATCGTCAAATGAAATTTCGTAAACAATCTCTTGGTCATCATCTTCCATCATGTCATCCATGTCGTCTTCTTGCTCAAACATGTCTTCCATGTCTTCAGAGTCTTCATCGCCAAAAACTTTAGAAACAATATCGTCAATAGATTCATCTTCTTCGTTAAATGACATTTCTTCATCTTCTTCGTCATTCCACATTTCGTCTAATTCCATTTCATCTTCTTCACTTTCACCAACAATCATATATTCCTTATTAGCTTCGTTGTCTCTAAGGTTAATATTACCGTTAGTATCTTTTGTTACTACGATATTATCCTCAGGACCCATCAACTGAAATACACGAAGAACTTCTTCGTCTGATTTGCCAGTTAAGTCAATTGGTTCTTCCATGTCATCGTCCATGTTATCCATGTCCATTTCCATGTCGTCTTCAACGTCCGTATCTTGGTTATCTGAATCTACGTCCATGTTATCCATGTCCATATCATCATCTGATTCAACCTCGTCTTCGTCTTCTTGTTCAAATAGAGATTCTTTTACCAATTCTTTGATTTCTTGTTTCATTGTTGAAGCAAGTATTCCTTTTGCATTTTCGGCAACCGCTTCTTCCAAATTTTTCATTTGAATGATTGCATCTTCTACTAATGATTTTTCTTTTGCCATTTTGAGTTTTATATTTTTATATATAAATATTACCCATAATCAAAAAAGTTTAATTAAAACTAATTTGGCAGTGGATTATTTATTCCTTAATAAATATTACCCAAAATGTGAAAAATAAAAAAAGGAGACCTTTTGAGCCTCCTTTGTATTAATTATTGAAATTATTATTCTTCTATCACTTCATCAATTTTACTTTCAACAATTGCCGTAATTCTCCAATCCTGAGAATACGCTTCAAAAACTTTAGTTACTTTTGCCTCAACATCTGTTGGGCTATATCCTCTAACTAATTTTTCTTCTCTTAATTTTTTTACTTTTCCTGATTCAGAGTCAACTGAGTCAATAGTAACTTTTGCAATAAAATACTTTTCGTCCATAATGTTTTTTGTTTAATAACCTAAATAATCGGTTAATTTTTTCATTAAGTCAAGTGATTTGTTTCCTGACTGTCCAACATTTCTTTCAACCGACATTTTTTTCTCTTCTTCAATATTCTCTTCAAAGGTATTTTTGTCTTCAGGGTTTAAGAATAGATATGCTCCTGGTGTTGACGGTGAAGAAACCAAGTCAAAACAGATTAATTCAAAATCGTCTTGTACTTCATTTTGTTCACCAACTTTTTTTAAGGAACCCACACCTCTTGATGATATACCAAGTGTCACCCCTTGTCTTAAATAGTTCGCAGCCATATCTCCTTTAGTTGATACAATTCCTCTTTCGTGGAATCCAGGACTTGTAAGTAATTTTAATTTACCCATCAAGGTTGGTCCATCCCACCAAACTTCGGTGATAATGTGTGAAACTCTATCTAAGTCAATTAATGATGATTCAGGGTGGTTTAATTCTGATAATGAAGTCCCCTTCTCTATCATTTTCTTATAATTTTCTGCCTCTCTTTTTAAAATACGTTCAGGGTATATTCTACCATTTCTATTTGGAGTATTATATTTTTGTAGTACGGCGTAGAATTCAAATGGTTTGGAATGGTCTAACATACTTTTAGACTCCATAATATATGAATTGTTCTCAGTAGTTGGTGATACGTATCCTGCGTCAAACTCAATAAGAATTCCCTTACCTGATTGTCCAGGTTTTAAAACTTGTAAACTCATCTTTATTTTTTAATAATAAATATTAAAGATTGTTGGTTTATTCATCAGTTTCAGTTCTTTTACCTTTTTTACTTAAATAAAACTTAAAATATTCACTTTCACTAAATCCTTGTTGGAATACGTTTTTTGCAATTTTTTTAAGAGAGTCTCGTAACCTTAAAGATTTAAAATCTGTTTCTGTGTCTTTAAGAAAAATGTTAATTTCCAAGTTTAGAAATGATTTCTTTCCAACTGATAATCCACTTGACCGTAAATCTAAATCAACTATAAATTTATCGTCAAAGAGAAACCTATCTAAACTGTCATGGACAATGTGTTTGATTTGTCTACTGAGGTTTAAAACTACTCTGTTCCAACTCTCCGAGTCTTTTATTGGTTCTACCCATGTTTGAATGTTTAAATAGAGTGACCTAAAGTTAATTGAATCTACAGTTCCGTAAATTACCTTGGCCGACTTGAACCCTTGGATTTGTGAGGTTTTCCCCTTTTTCATTAATTTCCATATTATTTTGTTTATTTTCCAAAAAAATAGGTATATTTGTATCAATAGTCAAAAAAACCAAATTGACGGGATATTTGTAGATATATGCTAATAATTAAAGTGGACAAGGGTAATATAGAAAAAGCCCTAAAAATGTACAAAAGTAAAGTAATTAAGACAAGGCAAATGTCCGAACTAAACGACCGTAAAACATTTAGTAAACCATCCGTTAAAAGACGAGACGAACTTAGTAAAGCAAAATACGTTCAGAAAACATTTAAAACTGACAAAGATTAAAGAGTCTCTTTAAGACCTTTTAATTTAAAGTAAGTTAACTTGTCGTACTTTTCAGAACTAACTTTTTGGATAGTTTCATTAATTCTAGTTAAAGTACTTTCATCAGAATTTTCTTTAAGGTTGTTTAATTTAACAATAACCTCATCTTTAACCGAATCAAACTTTTCTTTTAGTTTTGAATCATCTTCGGATAAAAGAAATAGTAATTCTTTTTTCTCAGATTCAGTTAAGTCCTCCATAAAAGTCGTAATAGTTTTGTTTGCGACATTTACCATAGTACTTAATGGTAAATTAACAAATTTCTTTTCAATTGGAGTTTTCTTCTTTAACGACTCGGAAATTAACTTTCTACTTTCTAATCTTGATTCAATAGTTAAAACATCTGTAGAGAAAAGGTTATCTACATTTTCATAGTTGTTTTCTGTTTTCACATTACCAACCCAAGATTTAATCTTTTGGAATTCACTTGGTTTAATTTTATTAATTGTGTTTTCATGGATAGTCGTACACTCATTAATGTAATCACTAACAACTGATTCGTTCAAACCTTTATTTGAGTTTAACTCATCGTATAGATAAAAAAGTTTACTAACATTCTTATTATTAAGAACATTAGTTTTAAACTTTTTCAATTCGTCTTTAATCGTATTGTTAGAATATGACTCTAATAACACTTTTTCTATTTTAGATTTTAATATACCAAACTTAATCATTTCTTTGTTTTTTAATATAAATATCAATCTCTTAGAAGTTTATTCAATCGTTCCTCCATTTCACCTAAAGAATTTTTCCCTTTTGATAAATCAATGTAGGAATCTTCATCAGTTAATGAGTCAGATTCTAATAATATTTTTAAATTATCTCTCTCATAAGATTCAGGTGTTACTCCTGCTTCTCCTCCTGGTTCAGGACCTGAAGGTGGTGGTGGAGCCATACCCATTCCTCCTTCATCACCTCCAGGAGGTGGTGGTGGGGCTCCTTCCGCATTTGCAGTTGCTCCTGACTTACTACCGTATAATTTATCTACAGTATCAAAAATACCTGAGTGAGTAATAATTGTTGCAGTATTAGTTAATTCCGCCCCAACTGCTTTCTCAATACGTTGTTGTTGTAAATCAAGTTTAATTTCCTCATCTGAAAATCCTAAGATATGTTTTTTAGCCCATGAAACTGATACAGGTGCAATACCTTCAATAGCGGTAACCGCGTCTTTATACAATAACATTTTCTCTTTCCACAAATCAACTTTTAATAAATCTGCTTGAGATGATGGATTGGTTAAACCTAATGTAAAGTTTGATAATTCATCCTCAAACCCTAAAAGGAATAAGTGAATGATTGCAATTTTATTCATTTCCGCAATCATACATTTTTGAATTCTATTGATGGTTCTTGCGAAACGAATATCCATTAAAGATAAATTTTTTCCATCACCAACAATTTCCTCAAATCCTAAGAACGCCTTAGGAATACGTAATGCGGTTAATAATTTCTTTTGGATATACTCAATATCTGCAATTTCTGATAAGTTTTGAGCTCCAGGTAAAGTATCAATTGGGTTTGGTGCCGTGGCATCTCTCACAGGAATAAAGTAATCTTGGTCAACCGCCATTTGATTAAATCTCATGTCCACGTTACCTGTTTTTGAATCAACTACTTGGTCCCTCTTAAACTTGTTTGCAACACGTTGTACATATGGTTCAACATCTTTATCATCCATGTTACCAACAAACACTTTAAACACCCTTCTTTCAGGGGCTCTTGAAGTTCTATAGATTAACATCGCATCCTCAGACAACAATAACTGTTTCCAAATACGTCTTGCTTTTTCTAACATAGATGTACCATACGGAAGTTTTCTATCATCACCTAATAATCTAAAGTGTGCTATCTCCCATGAATTAAACTCCATGTCTTTAACTTTCCATTTAAATCGTAAACCTTTATTTTCTTGAGGTTCTTCAATATTTTGTTTTGCCGCTTGTGCTGGCATACCTCTTTCCAAACGTTCAATTTCAATATTTGGTAATTGCATACAACCAACAATTCCTTTATCAGCGTCAAGCTTTAAATAAACAAAATTATCCCCATATTTACAAGTGTTTCTTGTCCACATGGGTAAATTGGTATTAATATCTAAAATATTATTGAATAAATCCGTTAGAATTGATTTGATTCTTTTTGATTCAGAATAAATCTGTAACATGTATCCGTTCTCATCAACTGTAGTTGATTCCTCACCGTAGATATCTAATGCTGCGGAAATCTCAGGTGTATATTCCATTGATTCGTAATCGTAAAAAGATGCTAATCTTGTTGGTTCATAATAAACCGCTTGGGTATATAAATTACTTTCAATCTTTGTCCATTGATTGGCTAAATAATAAGTTTGTTGAGCTTGTAATAACTCTTTATCGTACTCCTGTTTTGATGGAGTTTTTAACAGTTCTTTTCTGTCAAACTTATATGTTGGGTAATCTTGATTTAATAGGGCGTTGGGTCCAAATGCGTGGGATAACCTCTGCCATACTGTTAAATTACCATTATTATTATTTTCCATATTACTAATTTAATTCTTATTGGGAATAACTAAATAGTTATGAATTCCCTTTGTTATTGGTATTATTATTAGTATTATTGTCAGAACTTCCCTGTTGATTAATTTTATTATCTCCTCCAGGTTTAACTGAACTAATACCTTGGCCAGGGACATTCAACTTACTCCCATTAAATTTTCTACCTGACCTTTTTCTGTTTACCAATCCCATTGTTTCGTTTTATTATAAATATTATCTTCCACCAAATAACCAACCGTATTTGGCATATTCTTCTCTACCAACATTACTATTTGAAAATTGATTGATTCTTTCTCCACCATATGGAATAACGGGGTTAAATTCAATCCCTTTACTAACGGATTCATTATTACTAATCGACCATGAATTAATCATTGCTTTAGTATGTTCGGTAACTTTGGTTAAATTACTAAAAGACGATTCGGCAACATAAGTAGCCATAGCGATTGACATGATTAAGTCATCGTGATGACCCTTTTGGTGGTCAGGTCTACCATTCATATAAATAAAGGTGTTCATTTCATTATACAGTCTTGAACTGTAAATTCTAAAATCGTGTCTCATAACCTCCTCAAAGGATGCAATAATCTGAACTCGTTTGTTGTTAAAGTTGATACCAGGAATTTTTTCTAAGGCCTTTGGGTCGTACTTCCATTTGTTTGCGGAATCCACACCATCAATATATAGATTTTTATAACCCATTTCTTGTAATTTTCTTGCAGTGGAAACACCCATACCTCCTGTAATATCAATCACAACAAAACATGAATACATATTAGCCCACTTATAAGAAATTTCCGCCATAGTATCAGGTGGGAGTTTACCGACATATTCTGCAACTTGTTCCCTTGTATCAAAATCAATAATTTCAAATGAACTAAAATCTTCACTATCACCACGAGATACGTCAATACCCATAACATATTTATGACCTACAACAGGTTCTTTCCATATCCATAAAGCATTTCCCATCATTTTGTTTGACGGTTCTCTAACCATGTTCTCACGAACTTTTTCCATTAAAAGAGAATCAAATACGTTATCTCCCGAACCCAAGAAATTACATTCCAACTCCTGAGAAACTTTACGTTTATCGTATTTAAGTTTTTTAACCATTCCCTCAAACCAAACTGAACAAGGTTTGTATCCCTCGTCCATTATTTTTTTAAGGTCTACATAATTTCGTTCCTCAAAAGGAATTGGTTCCCAGCTTAAAATTTGGTCTTGAGTGTATTCTTCTTTGTTTAGTAGATAATGAATAATATTTTCTGTTTTAACCAAATATAAATCTTTAGTGTAACGGGGGTCTCTAAACCAAAACATTTCAGTAATTTTGAAATCATTCATATTTCTTAATGCTTGGTCATAGATTTCGTAATAAATCGGGTCATAACCATTCGGTGTTGAAACTACGATTACCTTACCCCCTGTGGATAAGGACGCCATACATGCGGACCAGAAATCACTGTCCGCTTCAATAAACGCCGCCTCATCAAATATTAGGATGGTAGGAGTAAATCCACGTAAAGCATCCTTTGATGTTGCAACCGCTTTAACCTCACAACCATTTGTTAATTTATAATGTTTCTGTGAGTTCTTATCGGCAGAGAACCCCGAATTAGTCCATGACGGCCATTGACCAACAAACATCTTAATTTTATTTGCCATCTCCAATGACGTATCAAGTTTGTTAGCAATGATTAGGATTTTCTCAGGTTTTTCTTTTTTTGCAAATACTAATTTCTTAGATGTCCACGCGGCGGTTACTGTTGATACACCTGCCTGACGATACTTTAACGCAATATTTTCATTAAAGGTTTCGTAATCATTTAGTAACGAAACTTGGTCAGGGAATAATTCTAACGGGACATATTTAGAAACAGTGTTATCGTAAGTTTGTAAATATGTTCTCAACGCATAAGGAGTGTCCCTCATACATTTCACATATTCCATTAATAACTGTTCTTTAGTTAAATTCATAAAACTATTTCTATATAAATATCAAAACCCCCATTTAAATTAATAAATGAGGGTTTAGTATAAATTTAAGTTATTTTTTAGAATCCTAAAGAAGATAAATCAATATCGTCTAAGTCATCATCGTCATCATCTGACATACTATCTTCATAATCTTGTTTCTTCAAATCAGAAACAATTTCATCAACCATTCTTTGGATAAACTGATTACCTCTTGGGTCTCCTTGAAGGATTAGTTTTGCAACTTTAAAGAATTCCTGTGCTTCTAATTTTGAAAATCTCATGAACAAATAGTGTTGAATATGTTTCATGTCATCCTCAAATAATTCCACAGGATATGTCGCGACAAATTTTTCCCAAAATACAGGACCTAATCTTGAATCCCAAATTTCTGCTGGTAATGTATCTTCAGCGTTCATAACCATTTCTTGTTGTTTTGGGTCATCAGGTAAACCGTGAGTACCAAAAACCTCATAAACACCTTTCACTAATTCGTGAATAAGTAATGGGAATGTTCCTGCTCTTGCTTTAACTGTTGGTGGGTCAGTCTCTTCATCAACCTCACTTTGTCCCATTTGACCTCCACCTGAACCTGCCATACCTTCCATGTCAGGGAATATCCAATATAGGTGTTCCATTAATGATTGGGTAACACCATAAAGGTTTAACAATCTTGGGTCTAATCTATTAATTTCATCCGCAACTAACACATACATGTGACCACCTTTAAACGCGGCTCCTTGGATTAATGAGTTAATAAAACGTCTTTTCGCTTTCTCTAAATTAAATTGTTCAAACGAGTCCACAAAGTTTAATAAATCTTCTGAGTGTTCTTCTGATTCTTTAAATGCGTCTTCAACATCTTCTTTTTCAGGTTCTTGAGGTTCTGTTCTCATCCCTTCAGCTGCGGACATACCACCATGAACTAATTTAGCGTCAAACTGTAATGCTCCTTGAGGAATCCCCATTTCTTTTTTAACTAAATCAATCGCTAAATTTTCAAGATACTCTTTATTACGAGATTCTATCATTGAGATTTGTTGTATACCTCCCATTGCCATACCCATAAGGTTCATTAAAGGGTTTCTTCCTTGGATTGCGGTAGTATCTCCTAAATAACGTCTAACTTTATCTACAGAGTCTTTAAATCGTTTAGACGCGACCAATTCAATAAAGTCTCTATCACCACCTGGCATTGCAGGATGTTCATGATATGGAGTTTGTTTAGAAGTAATCTTTCTCTCAATTCCAGGCTCCATTCTTTCAGGACCTTCATAATCAATCGGGGCTTCTTTTAACGAGGTTTTAATTTCATTTAATAATGAACGTTCTTTTGATGATAATCCTTCAGACATTAGTTTTCTCTCCAAGTTTTTTTTGATTTTAAATATTTTTTCCATTTTTAAATTTACGCTCATCTTACTTTAATTTAATTCCAATTGAGTTAAATGACAACCAACTTGGTAATTTTTCTTTACCCGCTTTTGGTGCCTTTGCAGGTCCAGGTTTTGGACTGTAAGGTGTGCCAGGCTTAGAAGGTTTTGTAGGTGTCTTTGGTTTAGGAGGTGCCGTAGTTGGTGAACCTTGTTCATCCACTTCATGTTTGTAGGCCTTAGGTGCTTTTGCAGGTCCTGGTTTAGGACTATACGGAGTACCAGGTTTTTTGGTAGTTTCTTTTTCCTTTTCTTTAGTTCTCTCTTTTTCTTTAGTCCCTTGTTCAGATACTAAATTTAAGAAATCTTGTTTAGACATTTTAGGTAAAATATGTCGTTCAATCAACCTCATGATTTTTTTCTCCATTTGATTTTCACCCATGTTAACACTTGGTGAAACTTTATTTAGATTTTGTTTTGTAGCTCCTGCCGCCGCACTCGCAATTTTTTTGTAATAGTCACCCATATTAAATTCTTCTTTTGTTTCTTTTTTGTTTGGTAGTTTTCCAAAGTTAGTCTTTTTTGAGAACTCATCAGCCATTTTACACCATTTTTTTTGTTCTTTGGTTTTTCCATCACCACATTTAGCGAAGAAATATTTTTGTTGTTGTTTTGATTCAAACTTTTCTTGTAGGTCTTTTTCTTCAAACATACCCATACCATCTTCACTTGCATCAGGGTCATTAACAACATCTAACGTATCGTCCTCACTCATTAACCAATCCATTTCTTCTTCCATTGGTGTTGCAGTTACTGAATTATCACTAGGATTTTTTTTAATTGCATAACCTTTATCACTTGGTGGTAAAGCTCCTCCTTTATCACCAACTTTATAAGATGGTTTTGCGGGTAATGGGGTTACTTGTTCTGACAATCTATTGTATAGAGCATTTACTTGTCCCTCATTTAATTCTGAAAGAAGGTCACCACTAAATCCGTGTTTGATTAATTGTAAAATTTTATTGTTAGTTTTCATATACTACTTTTTTTTCAAACTCTAGAACAATGTCTCGTTCATATAATTTATTCTTTACAGATTCTTCTGTTTCACCAAAACGAAATACTAATCGTTTTACAACTTCAAAATCTATTTTTTCAGTTTCATTTTCCCAAGATAATGCGATAACTCCGTCAACCGCATCTATCATTGAAAAATAATCGGAGTTCTGAACCACTGATAATGTTATTTCATCATTTTTCAGGACCCCTACTTTATTAATATGTTCTAAATCGGGTGGAGATGGGTAACCGTTTGACGGTTTAGATTCCCAAGAATCCCCCCATATGTCTTCCAAACTTTCGGAGAAAATAAATTCGTATATATTATCTCCTTTATAGTTTGGCCCTAATTCATTCACATAAATTAAATAACTCATAAAATACTACCTTTTGGAGTAATTTTAAGTGTTTTATCATTAACTTCAAATACTAAATTACTTGTCTCTTTAGATTTACCAACAAGTCTTGCTTTAGGATATTTCGCAACTAATTTAGTTGATGAAATTTCTTGTGCGACACTCTCAGACAAACTTTTAATTCTTTGAATTGTTTTATTATTTTTATTTGATTCAACGATTTGTTTCTTTTTCTTCTCTTCCATTAACACTCGTTCTTTTTCATCAATTCTAAAATATTTTTTCAGGATATTATCAACTTTAGATTCTGAAAATAATCCTTCAATCATTTCTTCCATTCTTGAAGCTTCATGGTCTTTAATACCATGGTGTTTAATTTTTCTTGCTCCTCTCATACGTCTTGGAAGGTTGTCATCGTCCATATCTTCAGACTCACCCATGTCAAACAAACCTCTAACAAAGTCTTTACCGTCTTCAGTAGATAATGATTCATCATCGTCATCCATAAATCCTTCAGCCATTTCTCCTTCAGGTGATGATGGTGGTTCTGCAGACATGTCGTCTTCACCGCCCATATCTTCCATATCGTCCATACCTTCTTCTTCACCTTCAAATTTAGACATGATTTGTTCTTTGTCTTCCTCTTCCAATTGATTTAAATCAAGTGCTGATAATACAGAATTGATAACGTATTTAATATCGTTAGATGTCATTTCATTTTCTTCGTCAGAACTAAACGCTCTTAATTTTTGAGCTAATTTACCTGTAAGTTTTTGGATTGTTTTTAAAGTAATTGGTTCATCATCTTGTTCCTCATCACCTCCCATGTCGTCCATTCCCATATCGTCCATTCCCAT